GACAAAATGATGAACAAATATAATGTAGAAGGTTATCCTACTATTAAATTACTTAAAGATGGTCAAGTCATTGAATATGACGCTAAACCAACAAAATCTACTATTGTTCAATTTCTTACTACTGTTCTGTAATTTGAATTAAAAAATTTGTCGCTATTTCTGTTCCATTATTGAATAATTGTTTTCTTGTTTCTATTTCATACAATGCATTTTTTAAAACATTTATATTTAAATATTCTGCGTCACAATTTATTTCATTTTTAATTTTATCTTGAATATTATCTGTACTAATACTAAACACTGCTTTATATAAAAAATTCATTAAAAAATCTAATAGATTTGAATCATTATTTATAATTGATTTATTCACTCCATATTTACTTTTAATACCTAGTATTTCATCTGGATTTTTATTAGATTTAATACAATAATTTAATGGATAATTTGTTGATATTCCGCCATCAATATAACATTTATCATCTATACAAACAGGAGTTAATAATAGTGGTAAAGCACTTGTCATATGAATTGCAGTAAGTAATGATAATTTGGGGTGTGTTAAATAAGAAACATCAACAATTTTATAATCATTAATTTCAAATGAAAACATATGTAATTCTATATTTGATAATTTATAAAAATCTTCTAAATTAATATCCATTGGGATATCTTTTGCATCAAAAAGTGGTTTAAAACATTTTTCAACAGTACTTGAATCAAATATCCCTTTTTTTAAGTATGATGAAAATATATTATCAATCTTAATAGGAAATACATCTTGCCATGGACGTTTAATTATATAATCATTTATAGTTTCCCAATCAAATTTTAAAGCAATTAGCGTTCCTATAATCGCTCCTGCTGATGTTCCATAAATAGTTTCTATATTTTTCATATCAATAAATGCATTTTTTTCTAAATGTTGAATTATACTTAGCATTTGAATCATTGTTGGACCTCCACCTGCTAATACTAAATGTTTTATCATTTTATTTTATTTTATTACTTAATTTAATTTTAAATTATAATAAATATAATTGATTTAAATATTTCTTTTATATTTAAGTATCAAATCTATAATGAAAAAAGAAAATATTGAGATGTTTAGAATATCTCCAGAATTAAATAAATATTATGAATATGCAGAATATACACATAAAGAAGGTAATTATCCTAATCAACGTTATTTTATAAATACTTTACCACGTTATGTAGGTATGTTTATTAGAAGAATGGAAGGTGGGTATTGTGATGGTAGTTGGAGAACTGATTATTTTTTAGATGAGAATGGTAATGAAATATATGTAAATTATAGTTATGAAGGTACTACTTGTTTTCGTGAAGTACCTTGTAAACAATTAAATTGCTTTCTTTGCTTTACTAGATAAAAAATAATAAGTTAAATAAAAAGAAGAAATAAAAAATTTATTACACTTTTTCAAATTTAAAAAGTCAAAATATTATAAAAAATTGATAATGAATATCAATGATAATTAAATAATAAATTAAATAATAAATTAAATGCCTGAATTTACTCAAAATTACAACTTCAATAGTTTATACATCTGTTTATTACTATTAATATATAATATATTGAACTCTAATTATCAGTATATAAACATAATTTTAAACAAATTATATTTATTTAACTATACATCATTAATAGTTGTAATAAATATAATAGGATTATACTTATTTTTGAAAAAATTATCTTTTGAAATAAATATAAAATGGACTATAAAATATAAATAATCACGTTTTCAATTAGAAAAAGTGTAAAAATAATAACATTATAATTTTTATATAATAATAGTATAAGTATATAAAATAGAAAAATATAAAATAAAAATTTTATATTTTTTTCTATTATACTTTAAATGGCAAATATATTTACTCTTGAAAATATAGAGGATTTTTCTGAAAAACTTAATATTGATGAACTTTATGAAAAAAAACAACAGCAAGATTTAAATAAATTAAATTTATACAATAAATTATTAAATCGTATTCATGTACGCATTAAAACTGTATCTCGTCAATCAATTAATAATCAAATTTGTTGGTTTCTTGTTCCAGAAATTATTATTGGTGTACCAAAATATGATCAAGCTGCTTGTATTGCATATTTAATTGATAAATTAAAAACTAATGGATTTAATGTTCGTTATATACATCCAAATTTATTATTTATATCTTGGTTACATTGGGTTCCATCTTATGTTCGAACAGAATTAAAGAAAAAAACAGGAATTAATATTAATGAGTATGGAGTGAAAATAGATGAAGATAATGAAGAAACTCCTATTTTATTTAATGAATCTACTGAATATATGAAAACTCAAGAATCAAAATTAAAACAACCAAAAAAAGAATACACTCCAATTAAATCATATAGACCATCTGGTAATTTAGTATATGATGATAACTTATTAAATAAAATAGAAGATAAATTTAATATATAAAAATCGTAAAATATAACTTTTATTTATATTTAATAATAATAATAAATGAAAAAAATTTTAATTTTTCAAGCATCTAAACCTAGAACAGCGACCACTTTGCTATCAAATGCATTATATGGTTTAATTGATGGTTTATCACAAAAAAGAATTATTTATCTAGATTATTATTATGATTATTATGAAAAATACTATAATGATATAATAATAGTTAAAACTCATAATACGAGTTTTCATAAATTAGTAGAACAATTTAGTGAAAAATATAATTTATTTTTTATATCTTCAGAAAGAAAAGATAAAAATTTATTTATAAATAATGAGTTTAAATCATATGATAATATTTGCATTTTTCAATATGAAGAGTTAAATGAAACACCAGAATATAATGTTTCTGCTATTGCAGAAAATATTTATAATAAAGTTAATAATTTATTAAATGAAAAATTTAATTTAAATATTAAATTAGATAAAGAAAAATGTATAAATAGAATTAATGAAATGAATAAAAAAATTATTGAATTAAAAGATAAACCATTTTCATATGTTGATACATATTATCATGTACATGGTTCACACCGCACAAATTTTGAAAATACTAAAAATACTAAAAATACTAAAAATACTAAAAATACTAAAAATACTGAAAATACTGAAAATACTGAAAATACTGAAAATACTGAAAATACTGAAAATACTGAAAATACTGAAAATACTAAAAATACTAAAAATACTGAAAATACTGAAAATACTGAAAATACTGAAAATACTATACCATTATCAGTAGACAATAATAGTATTATATCTTCTTCTGCATTATCAAATTTTTTTAATCTCAAACATTTTTATCTATTATCAGATAAAGAAAAAGAAAATTTAAAAATGTATACTGAAGAAGAAAAAATAGAACTTATTATTTTATATGATAGAATTTTATATTCATTAAAAAAAGAATATATTTTTTTTCCTATAGAAAAGTATAATAAAAATTGAATTTTGAAAATTATTTCTTTAAATTAAAAATATATATTATTTATTTTTCTATTTAAAGAATTGGATGAATGTTCCATTTTTTTTCCAAGACTTTTTTCCAATTTTCAAAAATGGACAAAAAAAATGTCCAAAAATGAAATTCTCAAAAAAGTCTTGGAAAAAAAATGGAAAATTCGTCTGAGACCATAAAAAAAAATTAGCGTCTGCCAGTAAAATTTTTTTTTGTAATTTGTGATTGTCATTTTTTTATAAAAAAATGTAAAGAAAACATAAAAAAATATTTTGAGATTTTTTGAGAAATAATTTAAAAAAATCTCAAAATATATTATAAAATGCCAAAAGAAGAAATTAATTATTCTAATACAATTATATACAAAATATTTTGTAAAGATTTTAATATTAAATACATATATGTAGGACATACTACTAACTTTATCAAAAGAAAATATAAACATAAAAAAACTTGCAATGACAATAATAATAAATTAAAAATATATGAAATTATAAACCAAAATGGTGGTTGGGATAATTGGGAAATGATTGAAATTGCAAAATATAATTGTAAAGATCATGCTGAAGCGCGTTTAAAAGAACAAGAACATTATCAAATGTTAAATCCTATAACATTAACAGATTCTAAAGATTATAATTTACATGAAAAAAATCTGTCAACATTGTCAACAAAAAAAGTGTATAAAAAATCTCAAAAATATTTTTGTAAATTTTGTAATTATACAACGTCATACAATGATATGTACGAGAGACATTTGTTGACACCTAAACACAAAAATAATGAAAAATCAACAAATTTTCAACAATTTTCAACACATTTAAATACAAAAAGTGACACTACATATAATTGTGATTGTGGAAAAAAATATAAAGAAAGAACTGGATTATGGAAACATAAAAAAAAATGTTTTTTTAAAAATGAAGAAAATAACAATGATAATTTACAAATAACAGATGAACATTTAATTAAATTACTAATCAATCAATGTAAAGAATTAAGAAATGAAAATAAAGAATTAATAGAAATAATAAAACAAAATTCTAATAATATAGTTTATTTTAATAATAATAATTCAAATAATAAAACTTTTAATTTAAATTTATTTTTAAATGAAACTTGTAAAAATGCAATGAATTTAACAGAATTTGTTGATTCTTTAAAAATTCAACTTTCTGATTTGGAAAATGTAGGAAAATTAGGTTATGTAGAAGGTATTTCTAATATTATTATAAAAAATTTAAAAGAATTAGACGTTACTCAAAGACCTGTTCATTGCACTGATAAGAAAAGAGAAATATTATATATAAAAAATGAAAATAAATGGGAAAAAGATGATGAACAAAAAAAAAATTTAAGAAATGCTATTAAAAAAATAGCGTCAAAAAATCAAAGAGTATTACCACAATTTAAAGAAAAATATCCGGATTGTAATACAAGTGTATCCATGTTTTCTGATCAATATAATAAAATTATTATTGAAACAATGGGTGGTTTTGGTGATAATGATTTAGAAAAAGAAAATAAAATAATAAGAAAAATAGTAAAAGAAGTTATTATTGATAAAAATGATTAAAAAATAATTAAAAAATAATTATTTAGAAGTATTTTATAAATTTATTTAATTTAATTTTATTTTATTTTATAGTTTAGCGTATTTATTTTTATTTAGCAAATTTTTCAATTTTAAATATAATTTTTTTATAAACTATATATATAAATGGCTAAAAGTAGACATTCAAGAAGACACAACCGAAGTTTTAAAAAATACAGAAATGTTAATTCTAGTGTAAGATCCGCTGCTGCCGCTGCTTCTGCATCTGCAAGTAAAGCTGCTAGTGCCGCGAGCGCTGCTAGCGCCGCTGCTAGTAAAGCGGCTAGCGCTTCAAAATCAATAAGTGGTGGAATGGGATCATTTATGAGTAAAAGTATGCAAGGAGGAAAAAAAAGAAGACATAAAACACAAAAACTAGTAAAATCTTTACGTAAAGTATCTTCGGCTGCATCCGCTGCTGCATCCGCTGCTGCGTCTGCTGCTGCTGCTGCTAGTAAGGCTGCTGCTGCTAGTAAATCTGCTAGTGCTTCAAAAAGCGCTTCTATTGCTTAAATTTAAGTTTTTAATTAAATAAAATTATAGTATAAAAAATATAATTTTATTATTTAGATGAATATTCGCTAGTACTTGTTGTTGTAGGTATTGTTTCACTAGATGAATATTCGCTACTACTTGTTGTAGTAGGCATTGTTTCACTAGATGAATATTCGCTATTTGTTGTTGTAGGTATTGTTTCACTAGATGAATATTCGCTATTTGTTGTTGTAGGTATTGTTTCACTAGATGAATATTCGATACTACTTGTTGTAGTAGGTATTGTTTCACTAGATGAATATTCGCTACTACTTGTTGTAGTAGGTATTGTTTCACTAGATGTAGGTAATATAATATTTTCATTTGAATCAATTGGTTTGGTTGTTTTTTTAGTTTCATCAATTATTTTGTTCGCTTCATTTTTTAAAGATTTAATTTGGTTTTGAGTTGTTTCTAATATTTTAGATTCTACTATTGCTTCATATATTTTTAATCCATTTACATAATCCGTTTCACATTTTATGTATAAATTTATAATTACTCTTCTGGTATTTTCTGTTATTTTTTGTAAAGATTCATCTGTCAATTTAGGATTAACACGAATTACTTTTTTACCAGAATATGGATCAATAACATAAGCAAATAAATCATTAATTACTGATAATAATTTAGATTGATTATCTGCCGCACTTTGTATCATTTGTTGTATATTGTTAGCGTATTCAATAAATAATTTATCTTTTTTATTTAATTTATATTTTGCTTTAAAAATAGGATTATTACCTTGACAATTTTCATTTTTATTATAGTCTCTTAATTTAATATCACTAAATTTAGTAATATTTTCAGGCATATTTTCATTTCCTGTAAAAGCAACAAAAAATAGTTTTAAATCATTCATAAATTGTTTTTTTGTATTATCTGACATTCCTGTAAAAGTACCATTTGAATAATCATAATTATCATCTAAATATAATTTCATTAATTCAGGTATACCTGGTTCATCTGCTAGTGTTTTTTCTAAACCATTTTTGGTAACATTCATATCACACATTTTTGGTTGAATAGTAACATCTCCTGTATTTTCATCAATTATTTCATTATGTTTTAAAGCGCGTATTCTATTATCACAAATATTTAATTTATACAATTTACGATTTACATTTTTAGGAATTTTATCTTTTTTTAATAATTTTGTTTTTACGGTTTCACCATTTGCGTCTTTATAAGTATAAATAGGATTAATTGTCATAACAATTGCAGAAAATATATGCGCAATTTTAATATAAAATTTTGCAATTCCAATACATACACGTTTTTTTTTTATACTTTTTTGTTCGTCATTTGACACATCTAGCGTCTCCCAATTATCTCAGTTTAAAAAAATTAACAAAAAAAAAATATTGCGATCAATTAGTAGTTATTACTTATGATATTATTGAAAAATATTTTAATCATAATGAAATAACATATTTAGAAAATAGAATAAAAAATAGTGTAAAAATAAATAATTTAAAAAAAA